GAGCCGTTTTAAGCCGCCTTAAAACCACCCTTGCTTATATTTGTACCTATTTTAAAAATAAGAGGCTTTAAAAAGCCTCTTACGATTTATATTTTTTAAGCTATTACTAGCTTTTAGCCCTTTGATAAAATCAACCCTTGAAATTAAAACCGACAAAGTTTGTAATATCAAAAATTCGCCCTACCCCTGTAATATCGAATTTTGGATTTATATTTACTCTGTTCGGGTTACTTGAATCGATTTCAACCTCGGTTTCTTTTTGAGCGTCGGCGTAGTTAGCAATCAAGCCGGCTTGACCCTGCAAGCTGATTCTTGTATTAACCGCCGCTTTTACGTCGTCAAGTGTTCTTGCCGCCGGGTTGGTTGTTATGTCGTTTGCTCCGATGAGAATGACCGACTTCCATTCTTCCGAATCCCGGAATGTAGTCATAAAATCATAAGCAGAATTTCCGATTACTGTTACATCACGGTCAAAACGGAACAACGGGTTTGAGTTGCCTTGCGGGTGATAGAAAGTTATTAAATCCATCAGCCTGTAAGAGCCGTCGGATTTTTGGACAAGGTTCGAATAACCCGCTTTTGCAAGACGATCTCTTTCGGCATATTTAAGTTTTCTTAATTTCCCAAAATCCCCGACTATTTGAACATTGACGGAATCGTCCCGTCTGCCGTTGCCGGTTGTAATTAACGACTGAACGTCCCACGTTCCCTCAACGGTTTCACTCTCCGGAGCTTCGATTGCGGAATAACAAATTACGTATTGAGCAATCAAACCATCGTGAAACGCTTCGAAATATTCTTGCAAAGCGTCAAGAACGGTTGAATTTGCGTACTGTGAAATAACACGGGTAACGCCGAACTCCTCGTCTAATTGCTCCAAAGCCTCGTCCGGTATTATTCCGACGCCTGCGGCTTCTGTTGCACGGGTAATTGTAAAGGTTACACCGTAAACCGTAGCGTCGATCGGCTGTTTATCCTCGTCGAGAATTACTAATTCAAAATAAGAGTCTGAACCCTTCCATTTTGCCGTTAAGGTCAATTCGCCCGTTTTTTCTGCTGTTTTGACTGCCGTAAAAGGAAGTTCTAAATATTCATCAAGAACCTCTTTTATTGCGTCTGCCGCCTCATCTGCCGTCATTCCTTTTGTTAAAGTAAACGGAATAGCGGTTTTTTCAAAAGCATTTAAATCTGTACCCCTCGGGGCTTTTGCCGGGTTGTTATGAGCGTTTGTTGCCACCTTACCGCATACGTCTGCCGCCGCCTCAAATACAAGATCGTTTAAAACAATATAGCCGTTAAGTGATTTTTTTATTCCGCTTGTTGCGGCGATTGCTAAGGTTTGAACCTCGGCACTTGCGGTCGAAGGGGCATCAACGCCCATAAAATAAGTATCGACTTTGGAACCGTTTCCGTTTTTAGGGAAAAGTTTTATCGCCATTCTGTGCAAAGGCGAGCCAAAACCATAAATGACGCCTATATCGTCGGAGTTCCCGGAGGCGAGAACGGGTTTATTTTTTTCGATAGTTTTACCATCTTGAGCCTGTCCGATACAAACAATTTTTTCGGGGCGTAAATTTGCCGCCGTTTGTTGATTTCGTTGCTTGACCGTTACGCTAGTTGCGGAAGCTATCGCACTGACATCAAGCGATTTTGTAATTGCCATTTTATTTTCTCCTTTTTGGTTTTTGCGTAGGCTGGAGCGTAGCGAAACGCCGAAGTAACGCCGCAATAGTGAGCGTCTGTTTTGTATTGGCAAAACAGAGCGAACGACTTGAAGGCGTGAAGCAACAAACCAACCTTTGAATATTAACTTAAATGTCCCATACCCTTCTTATAAGCGGGTCGATAAACTCCTCCCTTATTTGAAGTTTTGTATAGAATTCTTTAATATTTAACGTGTTTGTGTAATAAGTTTTTTCGTTGATTCCCAACTCAAAACTAAATCGGGCGGCAAGTACACCTTCCGCCGCCCCGAGAGTATCTCTCGGGGTTAAAATTCTTTCCCAGTCCTTCAGCTTTACGGAATGAACAATATTGTCCGTTGCCCTGTATAAGTTTGTAGGCTCTGAAAAAAGAATTTTATAAATTTGAGCGGTCAAATAATTAAGTCTGTCCTCTGCGTTTGCTTCGGCTTCATTTATAAGTTTTAAAACCTCATCTTCCGTTTTGTCCGTTAAATCTTCATTCAAGCCGCAAGCGTAATATTCAACTTGCATATTGCCGACAAATTCGTTTTCGTAAAGATCTTGTCTATCTTCCGGAAAACTCCCACGGTTAAAATAAACAAATACACACGGCATTTCGGAGACATCGGGGTAACGAAACCTTTTCGGAAAAACCGTAAAATCCATTGTTTGATGAATCCACCCTTCCGTCGCCCCGCCCTCTTTTGCCAGTTCGATTTGTTTATCTCTCTCGGTTGCCAAAAGTTGGCAAATTGCATCCCTTGCGAGACTAAAACTCATCGGCGTAATGATTGAATTTATAGACATATACTCTCCTTTTGAATTTGAGGTTTTAAAAAATTAAATTCCGCCGGACCGTGTCCGATCGACTCTCTTGCCTTCTCCCTTTTTGACGGTTGCCGTACATTTTAAAAGGGCGATACCGATCGTCCTGTCGATAGCCGCCTCCTCAATCGCAAAAAGAACTTTTTGAAAATTTAATTGAGGGAACTCAACAACAACTCCCCAGTTTCTCGCCGGCAATAACGTTGTTTTTTCAAAAACATCGTCAAGATTAACAGTGAGTTCAAAGGAATCGCCGAAAAAGCCCGCCCCGTTTTCATCAAAGGTTAAACCGATAAACGTTGAAAAACCTTTTATCTGAAACCCTTCTTGCGACAAATCAGGCTTTAACCAACAGTTCACGGAGAAACCGTTCCCGCTAACGAGAACGGTTTTCCGATGGACTTTAAGAGTTTTATGTAAATCAAACATTACACAGATCCTTGAATGTTGCGAAACAATCTACATCGACAGGAACGCAAAGCGGACGGGATTTTACACCGGCTTTTGTAATTGCACTGCCGTCAACTAACTCATCGTAAGCATAAGGAAGTTGTTCAGTTTCAACGAGTTGCAATTTACTTCCGCCAATGCCGGACGGAGCGTTTACATTATTGATTGCGGCATAATATTTAGTAAAATTCGGATTTACCGGAACAAGTAACGCACAGCCTGCCGGAATATAACTTACGGTTGTTCCTTCGCCCGCAAAATCATAACCGGTCGGAATTGTGTATTTTTCATTGTAAGTCCATATATTTACAAGACTCGAACCTACCGAAATTCTGCCGTGATATACACCCCCCGGAACCTGCTCTTCCGGAATACCTATATCACTTCTTTTAATTCCTTTGTTTGCGTCGGCGTTTTCTCTGAAATTTTCGTTTTTAAGCAAAGCATTTAAAACATCATCGCCGGCAAAGAAATTAAATACGGTTGCAGTTAATAAGCCGTCCTCAATACATAACTTGCAGGCGTCTCCAATATCCTTAATAGGATCGCCGCTTGTACCGTTCCATTTTGCGGTGCTTTTAGATATTGTATGAGTATCTTTTTTGTTGAATTTGATTTCCGTTCCGCCCGTCAACACGATTTTTCCTTGAAACAGAGCGTCGGACGCTTGTTTTTCAACGGCTCTTTTTTGCATATCTGAAATTGGAATTTGTTTATCATTTATCAGATTTGCGATATTTGCAATCTGTTGGTTGTACTCGGTTTCGCCAAGTTGAACCTTGAAAATATCCTCTTCGGAAATAATATCAAAGTTATTATATTCCGGAATTGTAAATTCTTTTTTATCATAAGAGGATAGCTCAACCCTGCGACCGCCAGTTCCAAGTTTTACATCAACCGAGTAAATACTTTTTACAACACGCCCTTGAACTTCAACCTTTGTAGTTCTTAAAAGTTTAGTTTTAAACATATTAGAAAGAAGCATTGAGGGTTTTTGTCTTTTGTCAAAACCGACTTCCATTGCTTTTTTAAGTAAATCTGCCATTATTTTCTCCTTTTGCTTTAATTAAATACACTGTTTTAACTTCAATCGGGTTACCGGATATGCCGGGACATTTATTCGCTAAGGCTTGTTTTTACCGTCAATTCCTCAACATTTCTCAGTCTGAAGCCGTTTGCTTTTAAAGCGTCAAGAACCTTGACGTCGGTTGCATCGGCTGTTTTAACAAAGATTAGTTTTGCGGCATTAACGACGCCGGTTTCAAAAACACGGACAAGATCGAACTCCTCTTCGTTTGAGTCGTCTGTATTTTGTAAAGTTTGAGCTAATATATAAAGCGGTGAGGTGTTAAATTCCGGTCCCGGTTCAGCGGCGACGTTGTTGTCTGTTGAAAAAGCAACAAGTTCGCCGTCCTTGTTGCGTCCTAAAACTGTTCCCGCTTGATAAGTTGTGTTTGCCGGGACTGTTACGCTTACATCTGAATATGTCCCTTCGTGGAAAATTTTTGAATTGTCTACTGTTGCCATTTTATTTTCTCCTTTTGTTTTTCGTGTACTCAATAAAAGGCGGTGTAAATAACACCGCCTTTTTTAATATATGAATATGTCTAAAAGTGTTAATTTATCTCGTCTAAATTCATTTTTGCGACAATATCCTCAAGCTGTTTTGCTTCGGCTTCCTGTTTTTCTTTTTCTTCCTCTTGTTTTTCCGTATTTCCCGGCTTGTCGCCTTCCGGAGCGTGTGTCTCTTCTTTTGGGTCAATGTCGTCCGGATTTTCATCTTCCATAGCTCGGATTGTATCGGCTTTTACTCTTGCGGCTAATATAGCGGCTTGAAAATCATCGTCCCCGATTCTTGTCCCGTTTGCTACGGCGTCGATTACGGCTTGTTTGTCAACATCGATAAATTTCATTAAAGCGGAAACCCTTTTTCTTTCCGCTTCAATACCTTCATTTTTTGCCTCGGTGTAAATAGCCGGTTTTTCTGCTTTTAATTCTGATAATGTTGCAATCATTTGTTTTTCTCCTTCTTTTGTTTTAACTGCTGTTATTTCCGTTTTTTTA